AGCTAAATCTTCATCTTCTCAACGGCCGCGACCGCCTGCTTGTAATAGGCAACCGCCTTGGTGACGCCTTCCTTGAAGCGTGGCCCCGGCGGCTGCTCGCCAGCCAGCGTAACGTTGCTCCAGACCTGGGCGACGCGCGCCTGCAGCGCCTGGCGCAAGGCGGCCAGCAACAGATCGCGGGTGTCGTCAGCAGTACTCATTCCTTCAGCACATTCTTGATTGCAGGAATCGACAGTTCAGGCAGATCGATTGGCGCGCTCGCCTCGTCCTGCAACTTAAAGATCGGCGATTTGCCGAGCTGGCTGCGCTTATCTGATGGCACAATGCACTGCGATAGGATTTCGCGCACATTCTTCTGCGAGTCAAAGATCGACTGCAGCAACTCCTTGCGTTCGTCAAACGCCTTGGACCCCTGCGCATAGAGGATGAACACGACGCCGGCGATGATGGCAGACTGCACCAGCAGCACCGGCTGGGTGCCCAGCGCGGAGATGTATCCGCTGACCGCCTTGCCGCCTTCCTCGGTGACACCCATCACGACACCACCTGGCCATTGACGGTCACCGTCACCGGGCCGGCGAAGACGATATCGACGATGGCTTCCTCTGGCTCGGGCGGTGGCTCTGGCTCGGGTTCCGGCGACGGCCCTTCGGCGATCAGCTCCTCGACCTGTGTCAGGTAATCGGCCGCCTCGGCGACCAGCTCGACCTCGCGCCGGTTGATCGGTCCCCAGTGCTTGCGCCGCATGCGCAATCCGAGCGCCGCCGTCATCACGCAGAACGCGGGGCTATACTTGGCCATGAATTGGAACAGCGCGCCCTGGCCGGACCCGAAGTTCTGCAGCCCGGCTGAGGTCGGCGTCAGCCCCTCGGAGAACATCGGCAGGAAGCCGTTCGGATCGGCAAAGAATTCCTCGAGCAACTTGCCCATGCTCGGGCTGGCCGTCTTCATGTTCCAGGACATCTGGAACAGGCCGGCCTCGCAGGTGTCCGATGTGGTGTTGGTCGCCGACATGTCGCGGCCTTCGTAATACTTGCCCGAGCTTTCCCGCATGCCGAGCCCGATCATCAGGGCGAACAGCCCGCACAGGGTATCGACGCCGGGCACGGAAACATTGATGCCGAGCTTGGCGAATTCCGCGCCGTACCAGGCGAGCGCATCCTCGTCGGCATCACCGGCCGCCTGCGCCATTTCAATTGCTGCAGGATCGCGCGCGACCCACCACGTCAGCGCCAGGGCATAGGCTTGACCCATGCCGGCAATGTAGCCGGACGGCGAGCGGCCGCGGTCTTCCCAGACAAACTTCTGGATCGGATGCTCAAGCGCCAGCTCGGTGATGGAACGCTTTGTTTCCTCCGAGAGGCCATCGCTGCCGGTCTCCATCCGCAGGATCAGCGCGTCGATCTTCTCCCAGGTCATCGGCCCGACCTCGCCGTCGACCTCGAGGCCGCAGGCGCACTGAAAGCCCTTGACGCCAGCGTCGGTCACCGCCCCGAACTCGCCGTCCGGTGGGATGCCGAGCGCGGCCTGTAGCAGCTCGACATCGGGACCGCTGTCGCCCTTCTTGAGATTGCGCCGTGGCGCCGGTGGCGGCGGACCTTCCGCCTTCGGCCACATCAGGGCAACGATTTTGCTTGGCGAATACTTACTCTGATTTATGGAGTCGGCCTGATTCCCGCCGCGGCACCAATAGGAACCGTCTGGATCGGTGCGCTCGTACAGGGTGACGTGGCCGCCGCCCTCGCGCTCCATCACCACCACGCAGCCCGGCCGCGGCGTCGTCAGTTCATATCCCCAGGCAAGATCGTCCCAGGCTCGCGCCCACATCCAGCGATCGGTGTCGGTCTTGCCAAACACCGGACGGACGCCGCCCATGGTCATCGCATAGGCCACAGCCAGCCCACACCACGGCGTCGCATCATGTTGATACAGCGCGCAATAGCTCGCCATGTCGGGATAGGTCTTCGCGATCTCGTCGCGCATGGCGAGAATTTTCGCATTGTCACCCGAGCCCGGCGTCTCCGTGAGGCCATTCATCGCCCGCATTACCAGCAGCCACTCGGGTGCCTCGGCCGCCATCACGTCACCTCGCGCAGGTCAGACCAGTTGTCCCAACCGAGCCAACATAGAAATGCCAGTACCAGCATCACCACGATGAAGATGAGAAACCACGGCAACACCTCATAGCGGTGCCAGATCATAGCGACGTTGAGTAATTGACGTTGAGCGTGTCCCCGTTGACCACCGCCTTGTCGCCGGTCGAGAACGTGCCAGCCGACCACAGCGTTCCAGCGGTATTGTCCTTGGTGTTGAGCGCGCCGCTGCCGAAACAGACAAATGCGCCCTTGACAGTCCCAGTGCCGGTGATGGCAAACGACAGCGCCGCCGACAATGCCTTGGCGCCCGAGGCCGCTGCCGACCAAGCCGCGGTCTTGCGGTTGCCGGTATAGGTCGGTGCATTGGCGCCGCCAGCCTCCAGCCAGCCGGCATGCGAGGCCATGGTGTCGCCCGCAGCCACCGCCGAATAGGAGGTCGATGAGATCAGCCCCATGTACGGGCCGGTCACGGTGTAGGCCGCACCGGCGAGGAACGTGTCGAGCGCCAGGTTCTTGCCGACCGTCGCCACCACGTTCTCGATGGTGTCGCGCCATTTCAGCTTGCCGTCCGCGCCGATGCACTCGACCTCGTAGTGGCCATGCGCCTCGGCATCAGCCGTCAAAGACGGCGTCTTCAACGCCTGGTGCTCGCCGATACCGCTGCCGCGAATAACCGATGCGTCGATGCATTCGCGCGCGGGCGCGCGTTCCTCAGTCATGGGTTTTCTCCTTATTTACCAGTAGCCGAAACCGGATGGCGCAGCGTTGGCATATGCCGACTGGCCAAAATTGCCGGTGAACGCGTTGGTGGCCGCCCCGTTGGTGAAGGCAACGTATGGAGCGTAACTTCCAGTCGCTATCGTAACGCCACCCGCGCCGGTCACCGGGTCTGCTGCCGCGTCCGCGTTCCAGAGACCATTGTTTCTGCGAATCCAGGCCAGCCGATTGGTGAGATCAATTGCGAAACCAAACACGTCACCGACCGCGGTCGCGCCAAGATTTTTGGTTGTGTTGGCTCCGTTCGTATAGATGTTGCTGCTGGCCCCAACAACGACTGCTGTAGCTGTGCCTGTGGTTACAGCAGCCGCAAACGTCCCCGATTTATATAGCCCCAGATGGTTGCCGCCAAAAGTCGACACCTGGACTGTAACCTCGAAGTAATATTTTCCCGTGGTCAAAAATGCTGTGCTGTTGACGCCGACACCATTAGACGTGGTGCCGTGCGTGACGGTCAGATTGCCGTTTGACATGACGATGCCGGCAGACGGCGTGCCGTTGTAGGTCGTGGTTGCTACCGCTATGCTCCAGTCGGTAAAATCAAGAGCAACAATGGATTCATTAACACCTACCGCAAGCTCCATTCCGGCATTGAGTGTATCGGCGGCACTCGCCGCCTCGAGCATGATCTCGCCGAGGTAGGCATCGACGATCTCAGCGACCGAAGCCGGGTCATCGACCAGCGTGGCAAAGACCACATTGCCGGTCGCAGTCGCGTCCGCTGCCGTGGTCGCCTCAGCGATCATGGCTGAAATGGCCGAGCGCGGCGGCCGCAGGCTGACGTTACAGACCAGCATCAGGCGTCATTCCATGCCTTTAGGCACCGCACTCGCCATACCGCCCACCTGCAAGGCGGGGGTTTCGTTCCAGATGCCGCTGATTTCGGTCCACTCTTGCCCGTTTATCGACCACCAAGCAGCGCCGCGAGCTTCCTCGTCTTCACCTTGATATCCCACTGCGATAATGATCACTTCCCCACCGTCGTTCAGCCCCGCAGCCGCAGATGTAAATCTCCTGGCATCGGGAGGAGTTATGTCCTCACCATCAAGATGAATTTCTTGTTGCTCCTCCCCCTCCACGATGGAAAGGTTTTGCTTCTTTCCACCCTTGCCCCTGAACGTCATCGTGAGGTCAGGGGCGCCGGTGCAAGAGCAGTCCCTGACAGGCTCAATTTCCGGGAGGTGCGGCCCGGCCCAAAAGATCGATGGCTCTTCCGATGTAGAAGGTTCGCCTGGCGGCCCCGGCTCTCCGAATTGAAACGTATGGAGGATCTGGGTTTGTGTGCCGTAGCCTGAGTTCTCAACCGCGTACAGCGCCTTTTTCTTCTTGTCGTATCCAATGCTGCCGAAGTTTGCAGCGTTGCTACCCTCAGATTCTCCACCAACGGCAGCGGGACCATCCCCACCAATGGTCGTGAGTGCAGCGGTTGAACTCCTGACCCCGCCCGCACCCTGGTTTGTACCCCCTCCCACGATGACCATATGCTGCTTCATGTAAAATATTGATACCGCGCCTCCATTCTCAAAGACCGTGAACGGCGTCCACGATTTTCCGTCGTCTGAGTAAGCCCCCACTCCAAAAAAGTCCGGTTCAGCAAATGGCTCAGATGATTGGGTGCCATCGTATCCGCACACGGCAAAACGACAAGCGCCGCCCCACTGCACATTGACTATATTATTGAACGGATCGAGCGCGAGGCCGGGGTCCTTGGCCATCAGATATCCGTGCGCACGAACGGCAGCGTGATCGACAGCCCGGACGGCTCGGCGTTATCGGACTGCGTGATCCGCAGCGCGTAGCGGTCGCCCGCGGCGAAGTCGACCGCAGTGTTGATGATGAAATCTCCCGCCTGCCCACCCGCAGTATCGATGTCACCGCCCGCGTCGAATGTGATGGTGCCGATCTCGGTGCCGTTCTTCTCGATCGACACAATGACATCGGTGGCGCCGACCGCGTCGTTGCCAACATCGAGATAGGCATAGGCGCCTTCATCTCCCGAACCCAGTTGCATCGAGCGATTGGCAACGCCCTGGAACAGCAGCTCGTCGGCCTCGCGCTGGATGCTGCCGGGAACGAAGATCGCGGCGTCATAGTTCACGTCCCGCAGCGGCATCCACAACGCATAGAGTGGATCGCTTCCATCCGTGGCGTTCGGGTTGAACACTGCCGGCGCCGGCGGCGTCGTGTGTGCCACGAGCACCTGATAGAAACCATTGGCCGCCGTGAACAGATGGCCAGGCGCATAGGGCGCACTGTTCATCCAGGCGCCGACATACTGGAACGTTGCGACCGGCAGAGGAATGACTTGCGACGATCCATCAGTGAAATGGAAGGTCATGCTGTTGGATGTATAGGTAACGGTATCGATCCGCTTGCCTTCAGCCAGATCGGCATTGAGAGTTACAATGCGCTGGTCGACATCGTAAAAATTGCCATCGACCTGGGCAGCGCTGTTCGGCGCACCAGTGCCTCCTCCCCAAGCGCCAGCCGTGACATAGGTAATAGTCATTTTTGAGCTTCTCTGATTTTGTCTTTTTCCTTGATCTCAATATTCTTTTCTTCCTTGACCGGCTCCAACTTCCATTGCTCTTTTTGCGCGCCGCTTTTCATCCAGATTTTATTGGCCACTTCAATATCAACAAAATTTTCCTTGTTGACGGTCTTGTCCTTGTCCTGCTGATAAACGCGCGCCACATCAACTCTCCGCTTGTCTTCTACTTTCTGTGATGACGACGCGCTGGCGCTGTAGCTATATGAGAGGCCCACTGTCGTGGCGCCATTGCCGCGAATCTGCGCAAACCCTTTCGTGGGATCGTCCTGCGGCGGCAGCGAGCGCGCCGGTGCGGGCCGGATGTTCGGAAATACAACCGGCCGGACGACGACTTCAAATCCCATCAGACCGCCTCCAGATCATAGCCGGGTGGAATCTTCAAATCGGTCACCTGTATTACATAATCGGTCGAGAATTCGCGCGTCATGCTCTTGAGCTTGAACTTGGCGCGAACATCATATTCCGCCCATTGGCCGCCACTCGAATCCACACCCGGCTCGGGGCCATATTCAACAACGAGGTCTGTGTCGATAACATCCTGTCCCGTGAGATTAGACAGGAAGTCGATGCCATCATCGTTTGGGTTGGCCGCCGGTGGCTCATATCCAACCGACGAATCGATGAATGCATTGATCAGGACCGTTCGCTCGACGAACTGCTGATAATCAAACCCGACATAATCGATGCTGCAATAACTTGGCAGTCCCGCGGTAGCCACCGCCACACCGCCGCGACCAATGGTGCAGCCGATGCTGACCTGGCAATCGACCCGGCCGTCCGAACCATCCAGCGCAATCGAATACCGGATGATCTTGCCCAGCGCCTCGCCGACACGGGGCTCGGCCAGGAATGCGCTCCTGCGCAGCGTGATCTCGGGCATGCGCGACAGCTTGGGCGCAAACGCAATTTCCACCACCCGCGCCCGCTTCATCAAATGTGTGCGCGCCAATGCAACAAGATGCTCGATGCTCTGATTGCCACGCTCGGTCGCGATATAAGATCGCCGCCGCGGATCACCGATCGGCGTCCCCTCTTCGGGATCGCTCAGATTGACCGAGCGGATGTCGTCGATCCGCAACGCTTCGCCATCCTCGGGATCGGTCAGGATCGGCTGCACATCGGCGAACAGCGTCAGCGACACCCGCTCGGTGCATTGGCGTTCGGCAGTATAGCCCGCCACCAGGGTGGCGCTGATGTTCTGCAGCCCCAGCACGGTTGAACTTTCTGAATAGCTGCGACTGACCGATGCGGTGCCACCGCCGTCATCAAACTGTGCGCTATAGCTGTTGTCGCCAATTGTTTTATCCACAGTCATGACGCCGGCTGCATTAACGGTCGTTCTTGACCATGACCATTGAATGCTCGAGGAGGTGTCGTCTGTATCTTCAAGGGTGATCCCGCCCGAGGCACTCGAGGTAGTGGTCGAGAAGTCCACCAATTCCGCGGCTGTTGATCCCGCCACATCCCAGCCATCGCCGAGGCCGGTTCCGTACTTGGGCCAGTCGCCGGCCTTCAATCCTGGGATGAAGTGCCCGCCTGCCCCCGGCCAATGCGAGGTCAGATATCTGGTCAGATCAACTGTGCCGCGCGCTTGCTGAGTCCAGGTGAATTCTGCCGCAACATCAACGCGAGACAACGGGCCGCTCGTCAGGGTGAGGCCGAGCCCATCGTACAAAACCTTACCGCCTTCGCTCGCACCATCGAATTCGACCAGTCCATCCTCGCCCGTGATTTCATCCGAGACGGTGAGCAAGTGGGTCTCGCGGTCGTAATGCCAGACCTTGGTGTAGCCCTCGAGCACAACCTCCGGGTCGTTGCGCCGCGCCTTGTCGATCACAGCCTCGTCATAGAATGGCAGCACCCGCAGGGTAGCGGCGAGCGCTTCCTTCTGCGCCACGACATCGAACGGCCGCGCCACGAATTCCAGCGTCACCAGTTCCTCGAAGATGCTGGTCGGGATACCGACGAGACGACCGCGAAACTTGACCAACGCCGGCCCGCAGTCGAGCGCGAACCAGACCCATATCTTGCGGCCGGGACCGAGCAGCCCGATCGCACCGCCGGCAACATTGCGTGGCCTGCGGACAACGGCGGTCAGGCTCGCCGGGTCGCCCTCTTCCTGCGACAGCTCGAACGAGAACACCGACTCGTCCCAGCGCATGTGCTCGGAGCCGAACGTCGTTTCGCTGGCGTCGATCCAGGCGAAATAGGGCAAGCCGGCGGGCATCGCTCAGACTGCCCTCTGCTCGGCCTCGAGCTGCCATGCCACCTCGGCCGCCCACTCGTCGCGCGAGGTGTTCCATGCGGTGACCTTGGCCAGGATGGTCAGCACGTCGACCTCGGTGCCGGTGTTGGAAACGCCGAGGCCGGGGATGCAGGCGATGGTGACATCCATGCCGGGCCAGACACCCGTGAGCGTGGGCGCCTCGTGATCGGTGCAAGTGACCGTGACCTTGTATTGCCGGAACTGCGCGACCGAGATATCGGCCAGCGCGCCGCGACAATCGCGCGCGACGTTCGTGGCCTGCTCGATCGGCTCGAGCGTCATGGTGATGCCGCGCACGGCGTACTGGCTGAAGTTAATGCCGTCGATCGAGAGCAGGGTATAGGCGGGCATCAGGAATACCGGCTCGGCTTGCGACCGCCGGAACGCACCTGCGCCATCGCTGCCGCCTTGCGCAGCTCGCCGACCGTGCTGGACGAGGCACGCAGGCCGCCGATGTCGGGCAGGCCGGGAAACTGAATGGTGACGTTGCTGCTGCCGCCGGCGAGGCCACCCGTTGCAAATGCCGGGATCGCTCGCGGGACCATGCCGCCCAGGGCAAACCGGCCCATGCCGTCAAGCGCTCGGCTGAGGTTGCCGCCCGAGCGCCGCAGCGCCTCGAGGAAGCCAAGCACGCCCGACTGCCGCACTGCTCGCGCCGGCACAACGTATTCCCCGCGCGAGACCCAGGCCAGGTTGCTGTCCGAGGTGCCGGTGCCGCGACCGCCGAGCAGACCGCCGCGGGCCGCGCCACCAATGCCACCGCCTGGCCCGCCGATCGGCGCACCGCCCGGCAGCGGCGTGCCGCCGGCCTGATCCTTGAGCCCTATCAACTGCATCAGCCAATTGATTGCATTCTGAATCTTGCCGATGAGTGCATCGAACCCGCCCAAATCCCAGGCCCATTGAAGCCCGAGCGAAACCATTCCCTGGATTGAGAAATACTTCAGCGCGTTGCCAGCCGCGATGGTGGCCTCCGTGAATGTGCCCCACGAAAAGCCTTCGACTGCAGCTTGCATCTTTTGCAGGGCACTGGTCACCGCATTGACTTCGGCGGTGACGAACGGCGCAAATGACACACTGCCAAAGCGCGCAAATGCAGCCTGCAACTGATTGACGGCCGCCGTTAGCGCGATGGCGTTGGCCTCGACCGGCGAGAGGCTTCCTTCCGCCAACCGCAATTGCTGGATGAACTCGGCGGCGGCGGGACCCAGGAGTCTGAACGCTACCGCGGTGCGCTGCGCACCGTCCGGCATTTGCGTCAAAAGCTCTTTGATGGCCTCCATCTGCGCTGCGGCATCATCAGCCTCTACGTCGATCACGATCTTTTGCCCCGTGACCTGCTCGACAAGCGTCTTTAGCCTGGTCAGCTCGATGCCAAATTTTCGAATATCCGCTTCGGGAAGGCCAGGAATACTGAAGCCCATTGAACGCAAGGCCTGGGCCGCAGCATCACCGGCAGCAGTGAACTCAAGCGCCCTCCGCTTCAATCGCTCGAGGGCCGCGCCCGATCCGCTGAAGCCTTGCTTAACCGCCTCGGCATCGCGCGTAACCTGCTCGAGCCGCATTCTCTCGAGGCTTTGTTGCACATGCGTGAAAGCGGCGCTGATGCCTTGCGCAGATATTCCAAACGCCTCCAACTTTTTACGGGCATCGTCGAACTGCTGGAAACTCAAACCAAGCTTGATTGCCTCGGTGCTGATCGCGGTGATCGATTGCGCAAAGCCGATCGTGCTTTTGGTTGCGGCGACAAGCGCCCCAGCGGCGACCACGCCGATCCCGGCGATGACCGGAGCAGCCGCTACCGCTGCCTGTTTGACCGCAGCAAAGCCATTCTCCACTGACTGCACGCCCAATACGAGCTTTTCGAATTTGCTCGCGGTCGCGACCGCGGCCTGAATCTTCCCAACGGCAGCAGTGCCCTCGACGCCCATCTTCTTGAGCTGGGCCGTCACCTCTTCCGGCTTGAGATTTTTGAAGCCACCGACCTGCGCGGCTGACTGTTCGATCTGAGCAAACGCCTTCTGGCCAGCCTTGCCAATATCGGCCAGCTGCGCCTCGACCTCGGCGCCACCCTCGAGCGCAATCTGGACCGATAGTTTCTCTGCCATGGGCTAGAGCCTAGTTATCCTTGAAGTGTTTGATAAACAGCATCGCTATCTTCGCCGCGTGTTCCTTGACGATCTCGGTGATACGGAACTTCTTCGGGATGCGAACCGATGGCACGCCGATGTAGAGCGGCTTGCGGTCACGGTCCTTGTCGTTGGCATCGAACAGCATCGGCTGGCCGCGCACGGTGGCCGAGGTGAGTTTCTTGCCCGAGCGGCTCGCGGTTGGAGCGCCATGCTTGGTTGGTATCCAGAGCATCGGCTTGCCCTGGATGGTGGCACCATGTTCGAACACGCCGGCTATGCCATACTTGTGAAAGATGATGGCCTTGGCCTGCAGTGACGGCTCACCGTTTTCCGTCGCATCCTTGGTCAGATATTGCAGTCCCGACTGCCATTTGCCCCCGAATCGCGGACCAGCACCCCCGATGTTGCTGCGCCCTTCCTGCACCGCATTGGCGGCGGTCTCGCGCAGGGCCGCAACCGCGGCAGTGGCCACCGGCCTCTGCTTGTCGCGGATCAGTTTGAGCCAGGCCGGCTGGTCGACCGTAACCTTGAACTTAGCGGCCATTGAATTCCTTGATCGTCTTCTCGATCGTCTTGCTATCGCCCTGTGCGCCGATGGCGGCGACGGTCAAGGCGTTGGCGCGATCGATGCGGTCGAGTCTGTCGCTAAATTCAAGGAAGGCCACGATCTGCCGCGGCGTCAGGCTCATTGCATAGTCTGGCGGGAAGCCTCGTCGGATGAGGCTTGTGATGGCGACGGCAATTTCCTCAAGCGCACTTTGACGGTCTTTTCTCCTTCGCCCGCTCCTGCCAGGAGCGCCGTCATCGCTTCGATGAAGGAGGCTAATCCGTTTGGGAATGTCAGCCCGATAATCGCTTTCAATAATCTCAATTGATCTTCAACCAGCAACGTACCGGCATGCTGTTCATATTTCTCGTCGCCGAGATGGCCGCAGCCGGCCGCAATGATGGGACCGATGGCACCGCCAAACCGTTCAATCAGCCGCGCTCCGATGTCAGCGCCGCCACCGAGTAATGCGCCAAGCTCGGGGAAGCGCGCCACGATGGATGCGATTGCATCGCCGTGCAGGCCGCGCACGGTAATCCTTATGCCGTTGATCTTGACGACCTCGACCGCCGTCGAGGGTGCAATGTCGAGAAGGTCTGCCATGTTGGTTTCCTATGGAGTTACCGTATCGTGGACGGTCCAGACGCCGAAGAAACCATCGGTATCTTTCTGCACCTCGGCCTCGATCTCGATCACCGAAAAATCATCCGAGTCGGTGATAAAACTGAAGTCACCCGTCGGGACGAACGAGACGGTGGCGGTGAAGTCGACTTTCTGGCCGACATCATTGGTACCGACGACCTTGAGTTCGCCCGCGAACTCAGTTTTCGACAGACCATTGATGGTGATGGTGCCGGGAACCGTCGTGTCCACATCGCCCAGCGCGAAGAACGCAAGGTTAGTGGCAGTGATCTCGTCGAGCGTGAACTTGACGGTCGCGCCGACCTGGGTGATGGCGGTGAAGTCCTTGGTCTTGATACCCTCGCGCGATGAGAAGTGTTCCTTCTTCTCGACCGCCGGCGAATAAACAAACGACGGGCAATTGCCGAGGTCGGTGAAGGTCGAACCGCCTTCCTCCTGGAACGAAACGATTCCTTTGCCGATATGATAATTTTGGACATCCGGGGATGCGGGCATTGCTGTGTTCTCCTTCTAGAGTTGTTCGGGCCGAAGTGTGTACTTGAACATGAACTGCGCTCGCAGCGCACCATGCAACGAGCGCATCCAGCCAAGATCGGTCTGGCATCCGAGATAATGGATCGCGCCGTTACCGCGCGGGCTAGACTTGGCAATCAGATTGTTGAGTTCGGTATCGAACAGCACCAGCTTGATCAGCTCACGCCGCAGCGTCGTCAGATCGGAGCCAACCTCATCGGATTGCTCGGCGATGATGATCTCTGGCGTCATCTGCACCATGATCGGGCTATTGGACGGACGGTTCTGCGCCTCGTTGGTTTCCTCATCGCCGTCGAACACGATCACCGCCGGCAATTGATTTTCCGCAATCTCGGTGTTGTTGCGGTAGGCCGAGCGAATGTTTGGGATGGTGCCAACCACCTCCAGCAACCGCGCCAGGATGTCCTCGCGAACATCAACCAACGGCCGCCTCCTTCTTCACATGAAACCACACCTGACCGATGTCCTCGCCGTTGGGACTGCCGAGCGGATCGCCGTGGCGCACGATCCAGTTGCGCCCATTAAAGGCTAGCAACGCACCGTCCCAGTTGCTGGACGTGATCCCATTGGCGGCAAGCTCGGCCATGCGGACCTTTACCCCAGGCCCGATGCTGTTCACTTCCACGTTGCCGCTGGTCACGGTCTTGCGCCGGGTCTTATCCAGCACGGTCAGCGTGACCGCGCCGACCCCTGCGACCGTCATCGTCGCGGGCACGCCGAGCTCGGCATAGACCGGATCATAACAATCGGTATTGAAATCGATGGTCATGCTAGCAGCGGCCCCGCCGCGCCAATGATGCGAACCGAGGGTATGCCCAGCAGCAACGCCACGATCATGTAGAGCGCGATCAGCGCCACCACGGCGATATAACCCCGTTGCACATTGACCGGCACGCCGATTCCCAACCACGAACAGAGCCAAAGGATGATTGCGCCGATCAGCATCAGGATAGCGACCACAATAGCCACGTTGATGATTCCAAGCAGGATGCCACCGAGACTCATGTGAACCTCCCTACTAGGCGACGTGCAGACGCCGGTATGGCCTGATGAGGTCGACCACGGTGGCCGACAGGTAGCCCGACGACGCGGTCGACAGCGACGGCGTGAAGTAAGCGACGCGGGTATCGCCATCCTGCACCTCGCGAATGCCGGGATCGCGCGAGCCGGTGGTGCGGCCGTCTTTCACTGCTTGGATGACGGCTTCCTGCAGCCGGGCCGGCGCCTCTGCCGGCAGGTCGTAGCCGCCGGAATAACTGACGGCGACGGTGTCCATCCAGCAATAGCCGGTGGTCGTCCACAGCCGTCCACTGGCGGGATCGAAATCGTAATCGACACCCGACGTGCCTGCGGTCAGCACCTCGGTCACCTCGACCACCGGATAAAGCGACAGCGTCAGCGCCTGCCGCTGCAGCATGTTCTCGTAGCGGTCATAGGTGAAGGTCTCGAGCGCCTCGGCCAGCCCGAACCGGCGATTGCAATAATCTGCAATCAGCCGTGACTGCATGGTGATCGCGGCCTGCAGCGCGGCATCCTCGGTCGTTCCTTCGATGCCGAGCGCGAGCTTGAGGTCGTCGAGGCTGATCAGGTCAGGCCCGGCGCTCTCGGGCGCCTCGCTGATGATTTCCAGGGTGGAACGCATTACTTGAACCTGACCGGCTCGAGCGCGCGTTCGGTGCGGGCGTCGCGGCCATCGGTGCCGCGCTTGACGGCGAGGCGCCACTCGTCCGACTTGCCAGGCTTGGCGGTGGTGGCGGATTGCGCGATGAAGAACGATCCGCCTAGGGTGACACCGTCACCGGCGACATAGGCCGTGCCCTCTTTCCAGACGCCGGCATCGAGCACGATGGCGGTCGTGATTTCGTGCACGGTCTCGCCAATCGCCCAGCGCAAGGTGCGGCCACCGTCCGAGGTCGTGACCGACGCTGTCTTGATGGCACGACTGACCTGCTCGACCACGTAGTCCTGCAGGAACGTCAGGTCTGCGGCGTTGCGGCCGGTCTCGCCCTTGATCCCGCGTTCGCCGGGCGGACCTTGCTTGCCTTGTTCCCCGCGCTCGCCTCTTGGTCCCGGCATCAGTGCCAGCGCGCGAACCTCGGCCAGGGCGCGCAGTGCCGTGTCAAGGCAAACGCCGAGGCCCTCATGGATGGAATATTGTGGAGCAGGAATCATTGCTGCCTCTTATGCCGCCAGCAGGAACGCGAGCACGGCCGCCTCGTCGTCGTCGTGCCACCCGGTCGCAGTGCCGCTGAATTTAACGATCACGCCCTCGCCCGCACCGCGCGTACCGCCAGCGCCGGTTGCTATCGCGCGGATAAGCCCGAGCTGTGCGGCGCTGCGCCCCGCAACACCGATCGATCCTGCCGCCTCGCCGACAATGCCGGGAAGCGTCCCGGTGCCGACACCGACGACACCGACAACACCATGGGCCTCGCCCCTGAGCAGCGGCAGGATGCCGTAGCCGACGCCGATAACCGGAAGCAGGCGCTGCCGCGGATAGTGGGCACCGCCGGCCACCGCCACAATTTCGGGGAAGACATCTGCGTCGAGTTGATCGAGTGCGGCGGCCGCCTCGACCACATCCACCGGGATGACTGCGCCGCCAGCAACCTCGACATCAGCATCGAGTTGATCGAGTGCGGTGCCCGGCTCATCCACACTCGCCGAGCGGACATGAGCGCCGACAGCCGCATCAACATCGTCGAGAGCGCCTGCGATCTCAGCAACCGCTGCTGCGGCAACTGTAACCGCATCGAACTGGTCGAGAGCAACCGCCGCCTCGTGTACATCTGCTTCGATGCAGACGATGCGGCCGTCCGCAGTGACGCAGTGGGTATCAGCAGTCCACAGCGTACTGTCGGCCGTGACGCTCATTCTCTAGATCGTCTTGTTGACGCTGGTCTCGACCGCGCTTTGCAGATCAGCGTCGGTGATGGCCGCTCCTGATGTCTTCACCTTGTCGTCCATGATCAGGATCGGCATGATCAGATTGACGGCCGCCTCGCTGTTGTCGAATGTCGCCTGTGCCCATTTCAGCCGCGTGGCATGCGCTGGCACCGAGTTGTCCTCGTTGCTGATGTAGGCAGCATAGGTCAGGCAGGCGATCTGTGTGCGCCCGATGAATTCCTGATCTCGCATCAAATCGGCAGACGTTTTGTAGTCGATGGCCATCGCCAACTCCTCAGAGATATTCCGTGATGATCACAAAGCCGGCCGCGCCGGCGCCGCCCGCGCGGGCCGTTGCCACGTTCGACCCGGCAGCGCCACCACCACCGGAGCCGTAATTGGACGCCGCCCCGCCGACCACGGAGCCGCCGTTCGCCGCCGCCGCACCAAGCCCGCCACCGCCAAAAAAGCTGGCGCCGCCATTGCCGCCGCCGATCAAACCGGCCGCCCCGCCGGCCGCGGCGTAACCGGGTACACCAGGGTTGCCCGCCGCCGTTATGTCTCCGACCGCGCCGGTAATCACACCCGCCAAACCACCTTGCCACGGGCTTGAGCTTGTGCCTTTTCCGCCGCCGCCGCCGGTGGCGGCACAGATGGCAGTTGCGAATGATGCTCCGACAAACGTATTGCCACCGTTGCCACCGTTGCCGCCCATTCCCGCCGCCCCCGCCGTGCCGGCAGCGCCTATGGTGACCGCCTTGTTAGCGCCGATCGTGGCCGCATCGACCGTCTTGCGCGAATATCCACCGGAGCCGCCGCCGGCCTGCGAGTAACCCGAGCTCGTCGTGTCGCCGACGCCGCCACCACCCCCGCCGCCGCCGACTAATTCGATGGTGCAATAGCGCATGCCCGAGATGGGCGTGTAGGTACCCGAGGCCGTGAACGTCTGAACATTGACGGTAACCGCAGTACCGCTGCCGCCGGTCGCCGTCAGGTTGCCGCCGCTGAACGCCAGGCCGGTGCTGACCGTGACCGGCGACCAAGTGTTTGCTGCACTGCGATAGTAGATCGTGTTGGTGCCGGTCAGTGCCGCAATCGCCGTCAGGTCGGCGTCGAGCGGTTGATATGTTGTTGCCGCGACGGTCGTCGTCAGGAAAGTGGTGTCGGCGGTATAGAGTTCGGTGAAATTCGCGTTGCACTTCGTGAACGCCGTTCGCGCCGGATCGCCGGTGCCATCATCTGGTGCGGAACCGACATTGATGGTCTGCTGGGCCATAGCTTACGGCATCGCCAGTCGAAACGATTTCAGCAGCACCGGAGCGCCCCGTCTAATCTGCACGCCGTCGAGCACGATCACCGCATCAGAATTTTCGTCACCTACATCGCAGGAGAAGACCTCGCTGCCATCAGCGGCCAGGATGCGCGCGGCCATGGCATTACCTCTGTCGCGCGCGAGTGCTTGCCCAATCTCTCGGAACTCAAGTTCGCTGTCGACCGCAGCCATGGTTGCCGGATCGGACAGTTGCATCACTGCCAGTATCTTGCCGTCACCGGTCAGCAGTTCGATGCTGCCGCCATCCATCAACTGGGACAGCGCATCGAGCATGGCGTTACTCGCGGTTTCAGACAGGTTGATCATCATAGACCGGGACGAAGTTGCCGTCCTCGTCGCGCTCGATGCGGGTGACCTTGGCCGTCCGCGGCGCCTCGCGCTGGATGGCCGGCGACTCATGCAGCATGCGCACGGCGCTGGCGATCTGCTCGGCCAACTCGGGCGGCACCGCAGTGGCCTCGGCGACGCACTCGCGCACGAACGGCACCATGCCTTTTGCCAGCTCGGTGATGTCGTTGTCATCCATCATGCGGCCTCGCGATGTACGGCCTGCAGCGCCCGGGTGAATTGCGCTGCGATGTCCTTGGCGGGGACCGCCGGTTTCTCGACCGGCTTGTCCTCTGCGGCCGGATCACCCTCTGCCACGGGCTGTTGCTGTGGCGGTGGCGTTGCCGGCTTGAACGGATCGTCCTGCGCGTCGCGCTTGGCCAGTGCCTCGAGCGAATAGTTCTGCTGCTGCAGATACGGCGACTTGCCGCCCTTGACCGGCTTGAGGTCGAACTTGGCGCGGCCCTCGTTCGGCGACATGACGCCGGCGCCGACCGCATCGCGGATGGTGGTCATGAGCGTGATGCTGTCCATGCGCAGGAGGTTTTCGGTGTCGAACTCGGTGCCCATGCCGACCGCCCAACCGATGCCGAGCGCGTGGTCGAGCAGTTCCTCGATCTCCTCGATGTGCGATTGCAGCGCCTGCGAGTAGTATTCGACGTTGAGCGCCTGCACGTTGTTTGTATAGGTTGGCAGCGCACCGACACCGACCTTGTACGGCGGCACGTGATAGACCGAGCACACCACCTCGGCCGACCATTTCAGCGACTCGACCATCTGCCCCTCGACGTGCGTCATGGCGACCTTTTCGTACCTGGCACCAGCACTAAGGATTGCCACGCGGCCGAGGTTGGCGCGCGAGAACCGCTGCTCGAATTGTTCCTTGACGCGCTGTTCCTCGACCTCGTTGATCTCGCCGGGATAGATCAGCATGCCGCCGGGCTGCGATGCGTTCTCGAACAGCAGCGCGGATGTCTTCTGCGCATTGAGGCCGAGCAGCGAGGAAAGCCCGCTGGCGAACACCGGCGGTGTTCCGACAAGTGGATGAAACAGGCAGTTGAATCGATCGTGAATGATCTCGCGCGCGGGCACGGTGATGTCGTCGATGCCCGCGAGATTATCGCTATTGAGACGGTAGTACACGGCGCCGTCGTCGGAGACGAGTGGCTGCACCCGCGTCGGGTCGAGCACGTGCAGGCCAGTGACGACGTTGCGGTCGTCGCGCACTTTCAGGATATAGGTATTGCCGCGCGACAGCTTCGACAGCATCCAGCATTCGTAAAACTGGTTGCGGGTCTGATAATCGTTCGGCCGCCGCAGCACCGGACTGAATGCCGGGCTGGTGGTCTCCGACCAGATGTCGTTATTGTCCTTCTCGGACAATTTGATGCGCAGCTTCCCGATATCCCTGGCTATCAACGTCTTGCAGGCGAAGTCGGCATGGAATGCCGATGCGTCATCGTTCCTGATCTCGAGATTGCGCTGCCAGGCGCCGGTGAACGGCTCGCGGATGATGGGATACCAGCCGCCGCGGCCGGATGGCACGGCGCTCATGTCCTTCTGCTTCTCGCCGGTGAACGGGATCGGCAGGCCGAAAATCTTCATGAGTCCTCGGCCTCGAGATCGCGCCGCCTGTAGCGCGCGGGCTTGGGCGCCGGCTCTGCTTCTGGCTCGACCTCTTTGCTTACTATCCGTAGCAGTTCCGGATCAGGCAACCTTGCCCTTGGGCTGACCGCATGTGTGAGCAGGGGCACGTCCACATCCCAGGCGTCGAATTGCTCGTCCTTCTCGACGTTGCGGCCGTCGTAATAGAATCGCTCCCTGGCAATCAGCACTACTTTAGCCTTCATCGTCGCATCTCCCTTTGAAGGAACGGCCCGGATTACTCCGAGCCGTTTCTCCTGCAAGCCTACCGTTATGCGTACTTTGCGCCCGAGATGACTTGTACCGCCTCGGCGCGGCGCTTTAGCCAGTTGCAGAAACGCTCGGCCCTGACGAGCGCCAGGTTATGTTGAAAGGCGGAAATAGTTATTGTAGTCGCCACTGCGGGATTGTCCGGTGCACCGTCCATCTGCACCGACGCCTCGCGCGAGATGTCGATCGACACATTGCCG